TCGTTGGTCAATGTCAATGTTTCATTGTCCTTATAGCCAAGTTTTTCTATAAGTTCCTCTAGTTTTGCAATAGGTGTAGCACCACTTATAATGTCATCAATTCTCTCTCCAAGAGCTGTTTCAGCAAATATTGCTCTAGTTTCTTCAGCGTCAACATCAGCCTTTCTATCAGCAATCTCTGATGTAAGGTTTGTCCTGAGTTCTTGTTCTGCTGCTTGAGCACGGCTTTCCTCAGAATCAAGTTCATCATTAACGACATCTATTCTGTGATTAAGCTGACCTTCTGTCTGTGTTGCACGTGTTATTTCAGCGTTCAATGCTGTTTCAATTTCATCCTCACGTGCCTTTGCTCTTGTCTCTTCAGCATCAATCTTCTCGTTAAGAGCTTGTTCAGCATCTTGTGCTCTTTGACCTTCTGCCTCAATTGCAGCTTGCAAATCTGATTCAGCAGATTCTGCCCTTGCTGTTTCAGCATCAATCTTCTCATCGAGTGCTGTTTCTGCACTAGTTGCTCTTGCTATTTCTGAATCAATCTTTGCGTCTAGAGCTTCCTCTGCTGCTGTTGCACGGTCTGTTTCAACTTGTATTGCAGCATCAACACCAGAAATCTTCACACCATCCTCACTAACTGAAAGATATGGTTCACTAGTAGAATCTATGAGTACCTTTACAACATGGTCATCAATTGTAAGACCATCCTTAAACTCATTTTCATCAAGAAGTTCAGTAAGGTCAATTGTGATTACATCTCCATTCGTAAATGTAATCTTTAAGATTCCATCCTTATACTCTGTCTTTTCAATAATAGAATCAGACTTTACAAATTCAGAAACATCTAGTTCTGCAACTTCATTTCCATCTCTATTGTAGAAATAGATTTTATTATCATCTTTTACATATTCGGTATCAGAGAAAAAACTATCAAGGTCATTCTCATGGATGATTTCATCACTCTGGTAGTTGTTTTCTTCTTGATAACCCCAAGGTTCATACATTCTTGGTTTTCTATTTTTATTTTCCATAATAAAGCACTTTATTTCATTAAATTTATTATTTAATCCTAATTAACTATAAATATACAAAAAAGATGATTTGTTTCCAGAGAAATGATATTAATTATCAAATTTTTGTAAAATTTTAGTTATTAGTTTATTTCTAACAATATCATCATCTGTAAATTCAGTTATTCCAACCTCATCCAAATTGCCAATATGGTCAATTGCATATATAACAAAAGGGACAAATACGAGATTTGCCCCCTTTAAATTAGTTTAATTGTTTTAATATTTCTTCCTTATCAATGATAATATTATCTTCTACTTTCTTATTACTATAGTAAATTAATTTAACGTCGTTTTTAAAGCACCTTTCCTTTTTAAGTAAATCTAATTTTTTAACATTTAAAAAATTCTTAACAGCTTGTTCATACCCCTCACTCCCAAAATCAACTGGCTCAAAATGTTGTTTACCTTGACATTCAATGGCAACATTATACTCTGGTAAATAAAAATCTAATCTTTGTCTTTTCAACCAAGGTTTTGTTTTATTATATTCAAATTTTATGTTATGTTCAGTGAGAAAAATACGTATATCCTCTTCTAATCTACTTTCTGAACAAAATGGACAACCTTGTGGATGATTTTTATTTATATGATTATCTGGCGTTTGCCAGAACTCACCGTGTGTGGGACAAATTATACAAACTTTAGTTTTACAATTTTTATAAATGACTTTAGAATAATCATATTTGTCGCCATGAACCTTTCGAGCCTTCTCAATAAATTCTTCAACACTTATAGGCTTATTTGAAGCCAATGCATCCATTGCGCATTTTTTACAACCATATTTGGTTAAGTGGTTATTTGGTGTTTGCCAGAATTCACCATGAATTGGACATATGATACATACTTTAGTTCTACTATCTTTATATTCTACTTTTGAATAATCATACTTATCACCATGAATTTTTTTGGCTTTTTCTATAAATACTTCTGTTGTTATTCTTCCTTTTGTATCCCATCTAGAAATACTAGCACATTCTTGGCATCCGCCACCCCTAAGATGGGTAACTGGTGTTTGCCAAAATTCGCCATGAATGGGGCAGATTATACAAACCTTTTCGTGCATTCCATTATAAACAGTCTTAGAATAATCATACTTGTCACCGTGAACCTTTTTAGCCCTTTCTACAAATTCTTCTATAGTAACTTTTTTGCTCATACTTAAAATATAACTTTGCTAATTATAAATATCAAGTACAAAGTAAAAATTACCAATTTTCAAAAATTTTTGTTATAAAACTATTTCTAACAATATCATCATTCGTGAACTCATCAATTGCCACACCTTCTACCTTTGCTAATTTTTCTTTTGCATGCACAAGTCCACTGTCATTTAAATCCCTAATACCCTTTCTATCACACTGGGCTTGGTCTCCTAAAAGTACAATCTTTGTATTACCATCGCCCATTCTTCCTATAAGCAATAATGTTTCCCTCTTTGATAGGTTCTCAGCTTCATCAATGATAATGAATGCATCATCAAATGTCTTTCCTCTAGCATAACTTAAAAGCTCAAACTCTATAAGGCCACTGTTTATTAATTGCCCAACCATTTCTTTATAAGCCACATTACCACTAAGCTTAAGAATCTTCTCTAAAGTACATATTGTCGCCATCTGGAAGGGTCTTATCTTTTCCTCAATTGACCCAGGCAACAGACCAATCTTCGTTGCTTCAGATGCCTCCACTGTTGGAACTATCACTATTATCTTACTTATATTCCCATTCTTAAGATGATATAGCCCAGCAGTAAGGGCAAGAAGAGATTTTCCAACTCCAGCTGGAGCATCACAAATATTTAATTTAATGCTTAAGTCTTGTAAGTGTTTAATAAAATTTTTTTGCTTGTTGTTTTTACATTTTACATCCAACTTATAGTTCAATGTCTTTAATTTTGTACATAACCCTTCTGATGTAAGATAATTGAGAGCACTGTCTCCTTTCATCTTCTGCTCGATAAATTCTTTCTCAAGAATATCAAGACTTTCTTCTAAGCGTTTTTTTCTTCCCATAAAATTAGATTTAAAGAAAAGGGCGTATTAGCCCATTATAGACTAGTACGCCCTTTATTATGTTTAATTATAGTGTTTGTTTCACTCATAAAACCTATAATGTTTAATATAAATAGTTAAATAATCTTAATATATTTGGCTGATTAAAATATTTTTTTATACATTTGCACCAAGTTTGCAAACTGAGTTAAGAAACAAGTTTAATTGGAAACAAGTTTAAAGTTATGAAAATTAAGACAATTAAGGAAATCGTGACCAACCCCAAGAAAGATGAGGTGGTTCACTTTGTTGGTACTGTAAAGACCAAGAAGGAAAAAGAGTACAATAAGCATAAGTACTTGGAATTACTTATTGCCTCTAGTAATTTCAATGTCACTGCCACAATTGATGCTAAGGATGTACCAAATTACGATGAAGTGGTGAAGAAAGTCAAGATTAATGGTGTCTTCTACTTCGAAGGGAAAACTGACTTCAAATATGGTACAGATGTGGAAATAAATATAAGTGATATAGACGAGGATGTGTTCTTTAAGAGATTGGAACACGAGGAAGAATCCTTGGAAATAAAACTGTGGAAGCACATTTGGAGGCATAATGAAGGTTCTGCCTTGGCATTGATTGCAAGAAACAAAGACATCAATTTGTCTTATGAGTTTTGTGGAAAAGTTCCATTATTCACAGTCATTAGCATGCGGATGCTTAGATTGACTGAAATCATTGTAAATGACCCAAAAGTTGATATAAACATTGAAGATGGTTTTGGCGAAACCTTACTTGAATCTCTTATCTATTTATATGGCGCAGAAAATGTAAGTAAAGAGGAAAAAGACTATTTCGAAAAGGTCATCAAGTTGCTCATCAACAATGATAGGTATGACTTCAATAAGACAGACCTCAATGAGGATACGGCAATCAATCTCGCTTGTGAATATCCACAAATGATTTGGATTGTTGAAGCTCTTGCAGCAAAGGAAAATGTTGACCTCAACCATGTCAATGATTTCAATTGTGCAGCACTTGGTAATGCGATTAGAAATAAGAACCTTGAAGTCATTAAGATTCTTGCAAAGAGAAAGGACTTGATTGTTCGTGACGCAGACAGAGAAATGGCAAAGAAATATGGCGTTAACCTTTCAGAATTTGGTTTAGTATGATTAATATTAGTGGTACAGTTTGGATTGGTGTTGCAATTATCACTTTTGTGATTGGTGCAATCATTATGGGATATGTCCTAACCAACAATAAAGGAAAGTTGGATGATGACTTTGAACTTATTGTCCCAAGTATGCTTGGTATTGCAATGTGTTCTGCATTTTGGCCATTCGTACTAGCAATTGGTGCAATATGCTGTGTGGTATGGGTATTGCTTAGCATTGGTAAGATTATGAAGAAAACCAAGATTAAGAGAAACAATCGTAAGGTTCTATTGAATAACGTTAATAAACTGATGGAGAAATGACTACTACAATTTGGATTATTGGCGCAATCATTACAGCAATAATTGGAATGATTGTATTAGGATACCTCTTAACTGACGAAAATGGTAGGGTGATAGACGAAGAAGACGTTGCGCCTAGCATCTTTTGCTTAATGTTTTGCGCAGGAACTTGGCCAATCGCAGTATCCCTTGGAGCATTGTGTGGTCTTGTGTGGTGCTTATTTAATGTTGGCAAGATTATGAAGAAGGTAAGTACCAAGAAAAAGAAACGCAAGACTCTCTTGGATGATGTTAATAAATTGATGGAAAAGTGAAGAAATTATTAATAATGTACTTGATTTTGGCGAGTGTGATACTTGGTCTATCACACTTGCTGAAGGATGGTATAATGGTTTTACCTTATATTTGCGAATTATGATTAGCAGTTTAATACTAACATTTAAACCAATACTAGGTATGTACTTTATGGAAGGTGCTTGGCTAGCTGGAACTATCTTTATCTTCCTACTTGGCTCTTTCTTGATTGGATACTTCTGCAAAATAGATGAACACGGTTCATTAATCATAGCATACATGATTCTGTTGGGATTGGTTGCATTGTTTTGGCCAATATTCATTCTATTGGCAATTGGATTGGCGGTGTTTGTAAGTCCAGCATTACTTGGAATATACGCTAGGAAATTCAAGAAGAAACAAGATGAGGAAAGAAAAAGGCAATACGAAGCCTTGAGCGGTAGTGAGAAAATATTGAAGTAATAGAAAAAGGTGGGAAAAACTCCCACCTTTTTGTTATTTTACCCACTTATGCAAATATACGAAAAATATTTCAAATAACCAAATTTCTTAACATTAATTAAGCATACTTATTATTCAAGTCATCCACAATATCAAATGATAATACGTCATGGTGAACGATTGAGTTCATGCCATATTTAATCCTTATATCAACAAAATATCTCTGAGGTATCAATATATTGGTATCAATGACGTAGAAATTCTCTGTATAAGCCTTGCTTACCCTATCCCATTCAATGACATCAATCTCCCTCGTTCCATCCTTGATGTATAACCTCAAATCCATTTCATCCACCAATTGAACTGTATTGTTGGTATAACTTGGTTTTGCTGAGATAACCAATTTCCTAATGTCCCCACGTTTCATGGTTTCACGTTGCTGAATTCCAACAATCGATGGTGTAAATGTCACATTGGTTGTATTAAGTGAATTTCCAATATTGAAGAAGTTTGGTGTTGATTTAAGCGTGAAATCAAGCTCCACATCGTCCAATTCTGTGCCTTGGTACACTATTCCACCCCAAGTATCATAAAGCATTGTATCAGCCTCAAAATCGCTCTTGGAGAGGTTTAAATCGATATAATAGATGCCCTTGAACTGTCTTATTGATTCTATACCTTCCATTACAACCTCATCATCACTGTTCTTGATGGTGACTGTTGGATTCTTATCCAAGTCTTGAAGGGTATCTCCAATTGTGCAATATAGATACAATCTATTGTTCTTGTTCAATACGAAGTTTGACCTATCATCAGAAACAAAATCACAATACCTTGTCTCCACATAGGGTTCAAAGAATGTATTTGTCTTATTGGTCAATAGACCAAGATAATTCTCATATTTGCTTTCTGTAAGCTCTGTCATTGGTGCATATGCAATACCAATGCCATAGTTCTCCAATTCACCGCTTATGAACTTATTAACAGTGCTTGTAATATCAACCTCAATATTTTCATTGCCAATGTCAAAGTGTTGTCTTCCAATAATTATTGATGGAAGTCCAGCTGAGAACTTGTCATATTCCTTTGATAATGTATCATTGGAATAGATTCCTTCCTCATCCCAAGGTGTTCCATTCTTCCTTTGAAACCAATTGCAGCCATCAGTTGAAATCAATCTCTGTGGGTCAATTGGAGTTGGCGAATAATATCCAACATTCAATGAGTTCATTGAATAATCAAATCCCTTGCCATTATCCCATTCATGTGGAATAAGGAAGAATATAAGGTCAAAAGAGGTTGCCCTAATTTTATAATTGTCATTAATGGAACTTGTTTCGCAATCATGAAGCTGTGTGAAGTCAAGAGACCCTGCATTGGTGATATGCAACACATGTCTCATCTTATCAATGTCCACCATTGCGCCACTCTCAATCAATCCCTTAACCTTATTATGGTCAAAGTGAATCAATGCACGAGAAACGATGAAATCACGTCCATAGACAAGTTCTGATATGGGGTTTAAACCAGTGTTTAACTTGCTATTTGATATAATGCTTGTAAACTTATCAATATAACTCTTAAATACCATTATTCTTCTTCCTCCTTAAAATTAACTAAAATATGTTCCTCATCAATTGGTTCATCCAATGCTGATTCTGGATTCTCTCTCTCATCAAATACCACATATGGGTCATAACCAATCAATGTCAACTTGGATTCCTTTTCTAGGTCATCCCTTGTTATTCTAACAGTTATTTCATCATCCTTATAGAATTTAATCTCGTATTCTAGGTTAAGTGCCTCACCATTGATAATGACTCTGAAATCATGCACATTCTCAGTCTCAACACTTGTCAATACCATATCCTTGTCAATGACGAATGAAAGCTCTGTTGTGCAATCATCAAAGTTCATTATAACCTTCATTATCTTATTATAATAAGGATTTGGTTTTGGACAACACTCCGTTGTATCTGGAATCTCTTCCATTACCTCACTTGGTCTATCCCTTTCTTCGATTGGTGGAACTTCACATCTGTTATCACTATCAATGATACTTGATTTATCCAAGGTAAATTCCTCAATGAATTGAACCTTCTCATCATCTCTTCTATTCTTGCCTCGTCTGTTCACAATTCCAGCAGCATCAGAATCATGGGATGATAATATCATTCTTGAAGGGATTCTTTCAACTTGATAGTCTTCTTTCCTTATAATATATCCCCTTACCTTTATCTTATAACTCTGGGAATAATACTTCCTATCATCAATCGTGTATTCTGACTCATCAGAAATGTCTTCCAACGTCATTGACATTGGGTGGTCATTTGGTGATATATAAGCATCAATTGCATTAAATTCATAATGCATTAACTCATTAACCTCATTGATGATGTCCATTTTATTTGAAACAACAGATACGGTGTATATGAAGTTAATCTGAGTTGGCTGCTTCATTGTATACTTGTCATAAGCCTCAGTGCCATTCTCTTGCAATACTGGAACATAAAACATTGCAAAGTTCTTATGTCCTGGAATGTTGAAGTAATTTCCTTGATTCTCACCCTTCTGAGGGTTAAGCTCACGTGTGATTGTTAGGAAATTAATAATTGGATTTCCAGTATCATCTTGCTTATCCCAAGACTGAATATATTCACTTAACCTCTGGGTGCTGTATAGCTTGTATGTTGGCAATTTCTTACCATCATATGCAATGTCAATGTGCTTCACAACCCAATCAAACATGGCATTATCTATATCAGAATATTCTATTGGTTTAGGCAGATAAGATTGATTTTCTAAAATTAATTTAGATAAATTTCTTCGTTTTTCTGTCCCGAAACTTTCACGCCTTAATCTTATGTTATTAATATATGGTTTAGGATTCTGCATTTCTTAATTTTTTATATAAATATTTGATGATTACTAATATTTATAGGAAATATATTTTATAATGGCACAATTTTTCTACTTAAATCAAGGAGCTGTCTTGCCCACTCTACGTATGGAAATCATAGAAGATGGCAGGCACACCTATAACAAATTTTTTGAGCTTGTACAAAATGCAAATATCACGTTTACGATGGTTAATGCCGATACCAACATCACAAAGGTTGCAAAGGGAAAGGCATACATCAAATTGCGTGAAAACGATGATTGCACAGAGCAATATGTCATATGCTATGATTGGAAAGCACATGATACAAAGGAAGCTGGAACCTTTATTGGCACATTTGATATTGATTTCAGTGGGGATTTAAAGAATGATGAATATACTTATCCAAAAGGATTGCTTAAAATGCCAATAAGAGAGCCATTAAATATCGTAATATTACCTAGTACAAAATAAAAGGAGAGAACTTAATTCCCTCCTTTTGTTTTTTATAATAATACATCAATGTTCTTTTTAATAAAATCAGCAAAATATATTTTATAATTATAATATTCTTTTGCTAGTTCTTTCTTTTGTTTTAACGATAATTTATTGTATTTTTTCCAGTTTTCACATTTACCTAAGCAATAACTAAAATTACCTTGATACCTGTATGCTTCCAATTCAAATGCAATAAACATATAAGGAGCAAACAAGTGTATAGTAATAAGAGGTAAATTTCTAATCCATTGCCAAATGTATTTTGTATAATAAACAAACCATGAGTCTTTGGTACTTTCTGCTTGCCTCACATGTATTGTTTCGTGACTTTCAAGCTGACTATCAATATTATCAGACTTATTTATTTCGTCAACTCTTTTTTGTGATTTACAGTAAATTACGCCAAAAAGAGTTATTGCTGAGAAAAATGGTAATAAAAACCACCCCTTCTTTGCTGATACGCATTTAATTTTACTTGGTTTTTTCATAATCATTTTTTTCTTTTAGTATCTCATCAAGTTGTTTCTTCTCTTCTAGGGTACAATAGTCCCAGAACTTTTGATAATTAACTTGCAAGTCATAACTCTTATCCTTTACATCTTTCAGTTCACCAAGCATATTATCATAATATACCTCAAATTGATAGTAGTTCTTCTTGGTAACACCCTTTACAATGGCAATATCACCGCTACCCTCCCTACTGATAATGTAATCTCCCTTACAAAACTTTGGTTCTACTTTCATTAGTTCATTAATATATTTTTTATTGCAAGCTTATTCTCGACCTCTTCTAGGGATTCTCCAAACTTGAAGAAAATTCTCCCGTCTTCAGGGAATTCATCCAAATCATCAATATTCTCCCAAGCTATTGAAACTATTCCATCATAAGCATCGCTAACTGAGAAGCAGCAAGAATTCTGAATAAGGTCAAGCTTAATCTTCATCTTAACAATGTGAACCTCCGTGACATATTGTTCAGCAACCATTAGGTCGTTGACCAAACACGCTGGCTTCTGTGCGAAATCATCATTTTCTGACCACACTTCATCTATATTATCAGTGAAGATAAATTCATATCTATAGAATCCATCATTCTCCTCACCAATAAGCCTTATAAAACAAAGGTACACATCCTTAAGTTCATCATAATTACGTGGGTCATCCACCAAGTTTGAAAGTTCACTCATTACTCTTCCTTCGTATTAATCTTTGAAATCATGTCCTTAAAATAGGAAATCCTCTCATTCCTATCAGAAATCTTCAATGCCTCATCAAGACCATTTGCTTGGTCTAGTCCATTCTTAAGTGCAATATCTCTAGAATAATCACTTGGGATGTCAGTGAAAAGCTTTTCAGCAATCTTCTCACGATTCTCCTTTGCAACCTCATCCATCTTCTCATCAAGCTTCATAATGTTTGCAGCATCCTTAACACCTTGAGTTAATTTGTCCTTGTTGATACTGTCACTAACCTCATTAATCTCCTTTACAACACTCTCTTGGATTGGGTTATTAACCACATCTTCCTTGATGGTGTCAAATACGGAGTTACTGCCATTCTGAACCATCTTATCAAGAACGCCAGCATTATCAAACTGGATAAGTTTGCTGATTGTCTTAACTTGCTCGTTATTCTCCTTAAGGTTCTTAACCTTCTCTTCAAGTGTTGTTTCCTTCTCACTGATGGAAACATCCACGATAGTACCGTTGTCAATGGTGTACTCAATGAAAGACTTGTCATCCTTCTGTACAACAATCTTAACAACCTTTGACATGTCAATTTTAAAATCCATAATACGTATTAATTTTTTTCATTATTATCTCTTTCTTCATTTAATGTGGTTGCATGATGGAAAAACGATTTGAAGCCTTCATAATCCCTAGGAAGGGTATCAATCTCATAGTGAGAAAGTAATCCCCTTATTCCATTCAAATAAATCTTTGAATCAACTGCCATAGCTTTTTCTTAAAAAATATTATTTAAAACAATGAATATAAATAGTTTAGGATTATTTTTCCTTTTCTGTTATAATAATTTTGTCAATCACTTCCTCTTTGCTGTGAACTATTTCTAACATCTTATCAAAATAAGTTCCATTGAAAGATTGATAGTAAATAGTGCAAGGTTTGTCTTGACCAATGCGATATATTCTATCTTCTGCTTGTAAATTGTCGCTAGGTACAAATGAAAAGTTGTTAAAGACAATAACACTCCCTGCTGTCAACGTCAATCCCATCGATGCTGAAACTATATTTCCAATAAACACCTTGACATTCTCGTCATTTTGGAATCTCTCTACAGCAACATCCTTTTTCTTCTCATTTAGTTTTCCATTATGATATACACACATATCCCCAAATTCATCAAGAAGCTTGCTTATTTCGTTGTCATAAGCACAGAATACCACAACCTTTCTACCAGTCGCCACACACTTTTTAACAAGCTCTATGGTCTTAGGAATCATCTTATCAGCTAGCCATTGCCTCATAAGGGAAACCTCAATAAGTTTCTTATTCTTTTCAGTCTTCTCCTTATCAGCTTGTAGCTCAAGATATTTGTCCCATAATTCATCATAAGACCTTTGTTCCTCATCTGTCATCTCATAATGAATACACTTTACTGTCTTAGTTGTCATCTCAGCAAAGTCAGTCTTAATCCTACGCAGGTAATATGGTTTAATAATCTCTTGAAGTTCTTCCATGTGTGTGTCTTCTCCAGACACACAAAGCTTTTTGCACTTTTTCTCTAATATTTCATCTAACTCAACCTTTTCATCATCACTTAAATCATACCATGACATCTTCTTTTTCTCTTTAAGAAACATTGTGGTATAAGCTTTCTTCTCATTTTTCTTGAAATAGAACTTTGCGCCACAATAACGTTCCATAAAGTATTTCCAATCTTGAGTAATTGGAAGATTTATCAACTTAAGCAAATTATATAAATTCTTACTAGAATTCGTTACCATCGTACCAGTAAGCTCAAATATACCCCTTGGATTAACCCTCTTCAATAAGTCAGCAATTATCTTAAATCTATTTGATGTATTATTTGATAGTCTATGTGCTTCATCAATGATTACAAGGTCATAGTTGCTTTGGAATAACTGACTCTTACTCATTGCCTCATCAATGATTTTCTTGCTCCTAGAGACGATTTTTTTATCTTTATACTCTCTCACCACATTACCATCGTCATCAACATTAAGCTCGCTTGCCTTAATCGTTTGCTCTGGAATTTCATAGAAATTATCCAATATATCATAATTTATGATTGTAAATTTTGCATCATCCCACTTTGAACCTTGCACTATTGTAATGTCCTTTTCGTCTACAAGTAGCTTTAACTCCTTCTCCCACGTCTTCTTAACTGAAGATGGGGAAATTATCAAGATATGCTTGAAACCACCTTCTAAAGCAGCTAAAATGGCACTATATGACTTTCCACTACCCATCTCATCTGCTACAATACACTTCTTTCTTGAAAGCATAAACTTTGCAGCATCTATCTGGTGTGGCAACGGTGTCCTATTTTCTGTCACATACTTATTAATATCAAAAGGATAATCATGGTAATCTTCCATCAAGAAATCAGTAAGTATCGCCTTCTTTGGCGCAAACACCTCCATTGCCTTGTCTTGAGACCTCCTGTAAATGCAGAAGAAATGATACATGGTATCAGTCTCACCCAAGAACCAAGTAATCTTTAATTTCTGGGGCACAAAATCCAACAGCAAGTCGCTGTGAAGCTGTTCTCCATACCAATCTGCAATCTTAACAATCTTGTTAATTTCCCTTGGTTCTCTGTCAAAATTGGACAATACATACTTACACTCAGAATCATTAAGTGCTCTCGTTTGATAAGCAACAACAATGTTTTTGAGCTTAATTATATAGGAATTATTACCATTATATTCCCTTAATAACTTATGCGCCTCTTCTATTTTTGATAAAGATAATGCCATTTCTTATATTTTATATTATAATATAAAATATAAGAAAATTTTTTGATTTTTCAACTATTTCAAACAAAAATTTGCAAATATTTATATAAAATAGTGTTTTTAACGATGAAAGTTATTAAAATAAACGAATCCCAGAAAGAAAGACTGTTTGAGGCATATAGGGAAGGCTTCTCACTTGAGGACTTATCAATGATTGGTGATGGAGTTATCGCTGATGATAACAGTGTTATACAAATGCAATACTGTACACATTGGTTGGGTTATCCAGACAATATGGGTAGCTCTAGAGCCGTGTACACGCTTTCTGATAGTCTTGTCCTTAAATTAGCCTATGGAAAGAAATATAAAGCTGGAATTAGCCAAAATCGTGTTGAATTCCAAACATATCAAGCACTTGATACGCCATTAGTGCCAAGAATATTGTACCACGATAGAAACTTCACATACTTGGTTTGTGAGAATGTAGTTCCAGCCAAGACAATTGACTTCGAGAAACTATTGGGGATACCATTCTTCAATACATATGACCAAGAAAGTTATGGAGGAATAGATGCAAGTTCACCAAATGGCGGTGACTATGAAATAGGATTTGATGAATATTTTGATAACCTTGTACCAAAAGAGAAAAAAAGTCTTGACATTAATATGTATAATATAGCAGCTTATCTTGATGAAAAATACGTGATGGACAATTGGACTTTTGATGAAAAAATGGAGCAAGTAATCAATTCAAATCCTTGGCTTACAGAACTTAGAAGCCTAGTTGAGAAAACTGCAATGTCAGACCTTGGACAACCAAATAACTATGGTATTGTGAATAGGGATGGAAAACCAATGCTAGTTATATTAGATAGTGGATTTAATATGGATGTATACCTAAAGCATTACTTAAAAATGTAATATATGGCAAACTTAAAATTTAATTCAAATAACGTTAGACGTGTTCCAATAAACAGAAACAGCCTATTCTATGATGCTGAAATGTTCGCATTAGAAAGAGAAATAGGTAAAGACTATATCGAACAAGATATGGGGCAATCTGTCATATTATATCAAGTGGATGCGTCACAAACACAAACTGATGCTGTATACGGTGAAACAGAACCAAATAGTGTTGTGTATAAAACGCCAGTGGAAATACCTTGTGTGTATAAGATTGAAGAACCAGAGTTGAAATCATATGATAAGTCAAAACAACTTGGAACATATATGAAAACTGGCAAACTAACCATCGGAGTCTACCAAGAAACACTAGATGAACTTGGGGTTGATATTAAGAAAGGTGATTACATTGGCATTCAAATATCCCCAACACATGCAGAATATTGGGTTGTTAATAACGATGGAAGAAATAATTATGATAATCAGCACACATTATGGGGAACTGTGCCATTGTACAGAACGGTGCAATGTTCACCAGTAGACCAATCAGAATTTAAAGCATAAATAAAGAGTGAGGAATAATCCCCACTCTTTTTCTTTTAAAACAAAAACATTTAATCCTTATTCACTAACTTTTTATAAAATTCTACTCTATCCTTACAAACCTTTTCAAGAGAGTAATTTGCTTTAACGAACTCTGCAAGGTTATCTTGAAGTTTCTTAAGCATCTCCCTATCATCAGCAAGCTTATTAATGTACTTTGCCCATTGCTTATGATTCTTTGAGGTATCTACCAATAATGCTGTACCATTCTCATTTATCTTTCCACCCTTCTCAATCATTGGAACTAGGTCAATGGTATATGCACCAAAGTTCTGACCAATAAATGCTGTATGAGTAAAACCACACTCAGTTTCCTTCAACTGACTCTTTACCTTGTTAAACTCATTCTCCTTGAGGGGCGCGATAAGTACGTCCACATTCTCATAATGCGTTGCATACTTGTTAATATCTCGTGTCCACATTCTTCTATATGGTTCATTGGTGAATGGGTCATCAACATTTGGAGTATATTTCATTAAGAACTCCTTATGCTCAGGTGAAATCGTCCTATAGTTATCTGTGAAAATCTTCTCATAATCACACCATACGCTCTCCTCTGGTAGTATTGGGCGAGTTGTCTTCTCACCAGTTTGTTGATTATAAATCGTTCTATTTCCCCTTGTATCAAATCCACACAATACAAACTGTACCTTGTCTAGGTTTACTTGCTTTGCAATGCCATCAATCAACTGCAAATCCTTCAAGTGAGAAGAACCACAAATAATTCCAACACGAAGTCTATCAGTTGGTGGAGTCTTAGTTCCAGCATACTGTTCAACAGTTGGGTCAATTGCATTTGGGAAAACAGCAACATTCTTATTGTACTGCTTTAATACATTAGCAAAAATAGGTGTCGTGGTCGTAACGCAATCAGCCATCTGTATATGCTTGATGATTGGCTCATGCCATTTCTCCTTCTTTGCAGTGATTGACATTGGATGGTCTTCACCAAGCTTAAAGTGGTCATCAATGTCAATAATGACTGGGATTCCCAAGAACTTAATCATCTGCATAATCTTACCCTCTTTATCTAATTGCTTGTGGATATGAATGAGGTCATATTGTTTTAAAAAGCCTTCAATATCTCCATTTGGCATGCTGTAGACAATATCCACATCAAATTCATCACCATAATGCTCTGCAATGTACTGATGAGGAGAAACTGAACGGAAATATCCAACACCAGTCCTATCACTAGGAATTACTAACATTTTAATTTTACTCATAACTAGTTATATCGTTTTTTATTAAATTATTATCCATTTTTATAAAAAATAAAAAACTAATACCCATTTTTCAACAGTTATGAGAAATAAATTCAGTTTTGATGATATTTATACATAAATAAAACGTTTTATTATGGAAAAGAATACAAAAGATATTAAAGTTTTAATCGAAGAGTTGAATGAATTAAAGAAACAACTCTCAGAAGATTATATGTTCAATGGAGATGAAGGAATGATGCAAGACCCACAAGAAATGGGAGGTGAGAACCCAGATATGATGGGTGGTAATCAGCAGATTGGAGACCCCACAATGCCACAAAAACCACAACAAATGGGTCAAGGTGATTCTGAGGAAGAAATTGCAATGTATGCTCAAGAAATTATTCAGCATGAGCCTATTGTTGGAAAAATTAGAGAAATTTCCATAGAGGGATTAAAGAAATATGCTGACCATCCAACATCAGAGTTATACAAATATTTTAAATCAGTGTTCCTAGATAGTGATAAGTTATTAACTAATACTGGGAGTAAATAAAAGATAAAGGTGTTGAATCAATCAACACCTTTCTTTATATCTTCTAATAGCAACTCCTTATCCCTATATAATGGCTTGTACCACTCAGAATGTTCCCACCATCTCTTCTGTTTCATATTAGCCAATATGCTTTGCAAATAGAAATCATCAGCAATGTGGGCTAACAACATTAATAATAATAACTTAACCATATTTGCAAATATATTAAAAATATTTGTAAATTCCAATTTTTTTTTTTAGTAAAAAAATCTAATATCATATATTTATATTAAATTATAATAACAAAAGAATAAAATAATCTAGATTAAATATTTAATAAAAATGAGTGATTTATTACTTAAAATGCCGCTCAACTATGAGCCTCTCAGGAAAAATAGATTCTTGCTTAGATTCCCAGCAGACCTTGGAATTCAAGAATGGTGGTGCAAGTCAGCAAGCCGTCCAAAGATTACACAAGAGGGTAAGGCAATTGAATTCTTAAACACAGAGACCTACGTTGTTGGACGTTATAAATGGTCTTCAATACAAGTTACACTTCGTGACCCAATCGGCCCTTCAGCTTCACAAGCTGTAATGGAATGGGTACGTTTACATTCTGAGTCAGTAACTGGTCGTCAAGGTTATGCTGCTGGTTATAAGCGTGACATTGAGCTTGAAATGCTTGACCCAACTGGTGTTGTCGTCTCCAAGTGGATTCTTAAGAACTGCATGATTACTGAAGCTGACTTCGGTCAGATTGATTACGGTTCTGATGACTTGGCAGAAATTACATTGACAATCCAGATGGATTATGCAATTTTGGCATACTAATCTGTTTAAAACTTACTGTTGGTGAGTTAATATAAAAAGAACCCCACCTTCTGCGGAGGTGAGGAAAGAAAAAGAGTTTTTGCTTTTAGAGAGTCACTTAGATTAGTTTACTCTTTACAGTCATCAA